GGATTACAGGAAAAAACATATGGCAGGGTCCAAAGGCAAGGCAAAAGGAAATGCAGGCGAATTACGGATAGCCAAGTTTCTCACAACGTTATATGAAGCCAAATTTAATCAAAAAAATAGGTGTCAGGCTGTTGCATCAAATTATCAAGCTTGTATAGGTTAAACCCTTTGTAGTGCAGAATAAGATTACCTTGCGGGAGCAAGTCTGCCAAAAGGACTAAATCAGGAACATTGTTATATTTGATTATTAGCAATACCTTTTTTCCAGCACTTTGCGCGTCTTGCACAGCTTGATCAATCCATTCATCCCATGCAGTAATTTTTTGGTTCACTAACGCAGTAAATGTGGGAGGTGTTTTATTGTGTTTGCACTCTATGCTAAATTTGAAGTGTTTTGGACATATTATATCGCCAAACACTGCATAATCTAAATTATGCGTCTGAAGTTTAGCTATATTTGATCCTCCAAAGTAACTACCGCTATCGGGATTACGTCTAAATCCTTTGTCCTCGTTCAATAATGATTTGAACTTTCCAGATAGGAGATTGGAAATCTTCCTCTCATAAGTGTTACCTTTATTTTTACTGTTCATCACAAACTTCCGTAAACACCATCATATAATAATCCCATTTGTTCTTAATTTGCCAAACTAATGAGTAATCAACATCTAATTGTTTGGCTATTTGTTTAACATCATATCCAGCAGTTAAGCTTTCCAATATGCTCTTATATATGTGAGGATTGGCGCGTATTTTAATTTTTTGTAATTCAATGCCCCTTCTGACATTTGAGAGTCTAGTAGCCTGTTTGTGTTGTTCAGTTTGATTTTTATTTCTCTCTGATATGCGAACGGACGCTTGAATTCTTCGTTGTTCAGAGAATGAATCTTTAAATTTTTGAATAGTTTCAGGGCTGCGTTTATATCCTTTTTCTCTCGGACATTTCTCTGACAAAATTTTACGTGTCTCTTCAGTGTGAGTCTTACCGTAAAACCCATTAAGTGGTCCTTTGCGACCTTTTGATGGATTCGGACCGCGCATCTTTTGTTTAGTTTCTTCAGATCTTGGTGACATTACTTGAAGCTTCCGCTTAGCCTTAATTTTGAGCCTAGTTGAGAGCGGCATAGGAATCTCAAATCTCTTACGCTTCAACCATCCGTATAATTTATTATTCCGTTGGTTTCCGACAGTCATCATAAATGCAGCATAAACGAGTTTTGCATTATCTGGATGCATCTTCATCAATAATAAATGAGCCACAAAGTGTTCTTCAGGTGTTAATACTGCTAAATTTTCAGGGTTATCATCACCGCCTATACATCTAGGAACAATATGATGAATTTCTGTGTACACTGCGATAGGTCCAAACCTAGACTGTGCTGTTTCAATCAAGCTCTTATAAATCTTTGAATAATTCATTCTTAACTCCTAAACATTATTTAGGTGTATTTATAGGTGGCAATAATAATTTATTCTGGTGCCTTCATTGGAGGAGCAAACACCAAGAGAAAAGACACTATGGATGCTACGCAAATCAGCTACTTCAAAAGTGATCTCATTCCACCTTCCCATATGAAAAAGCTGGTGATTGAAAGTAAGTTTTATCAAGACTTTCCGTGGCATCGACTCATGTGCAATGGAGATATCAAACAACTGGATGCTTGGATAGAGCAAACACTTGACACATGTGATCCAGAAGATTTGTGGTTTGTTGTCATACGCATCAATCACAAAGGAAGTTATGCTTGTTTTGATCAAAAACATTTGGCTGACTTCACGGTTGAAAACCACGCACGTTACAAAACCTTTGTAATAACAGAGTTTGAACCATTTTTTGAACAAAACAAGCTGAAGATTGCTGAACTGAGTTATACTGCTGGTGTATAATCCCAATCGAATCGCCTATAGTAGTTGGTTAGGTTGAGTTTTGCAATTAGGACCATGCCATCTGATATAGTTCGCTAAACCAAAGATATTCCCGCAATGTTCACAAGTTTGTTTTGTTGCTTCGAATATCTGTGCTCTCTTCTTCAAAATTTCTTCAGAGACTTTTTGGCCAGACCTTACTGCGGACATTCGGACTCCAAAGCCTGCAGGTTTTTTCTTGCCTCGATTTGCTAAACTTATCTTTTCTTTGGTCTCAGCAGACAGACTTCGTCCCCGAGATTTTTGTGAGCGTGCAGCTCGCATCTCTTCTGCTTTTGGGCCATAAATTTCTTCATAGGACCTGCCTTTTTTAGCTTCGCTCATTTTAGATCTAGCTTCATCAGAATGCTTTTTGCCATATAACGGATGATTCTCTCCTGACCTGTCGATAAGAGATAATGCATCTTTTATGTTCTTGATTGTTTCTGCACTTCTTTTTTTGCCACAATTGTTAACACTTGCTTTCATTCTTGATTCATCAGAGACTATCTTCCCAACTGCCCCATCCCCGCCATCAGTTCGATTGTGTAATATACCTGTGTTATTATCCAGGCGTCCCCACCAGAGTATCAGCCTTCTTTCGAGCGCAACAGCACCAAGATTAGTTAATCCTTGTTCAAGGACAACAATCCTCCATGCTTCTTTTGGTACAGGTAGAGTTCCGTGGTTTTCTTTGTAACGTATGCCGGTCCCTTTTCCAATATAATAAGGGGTTCCTGCAGGACCATTGTTGGATGTTGTTTTTCTTAAGTAGGCATACACATAAAACCCAAAGGGTTTGATATTACGATAAATAGACATAGCTGTTGCTCCCTTAAAGCGATAGAGCCGGTGGACCTGCCAGGGTCGTGACCGGCATATATCTATATTTATGGAGTACAGATAATTACTCACCGCTTTCATAGCTGAAACGAGTGAAACCTAACTCTTTGATAACATACAAAACTCGATCGCAGCGACTTGTTAGCTCTTCTCTATGTGAGATCAACAAAATGTTCTTGTTCCGATCTCTGCTCATAGCCTTAAGCGTCTCTAGAGATCTTTCAAGTCCTGTGCTGTCAAGTCCCACATCAAGGATCTCATCAACAGCCATGAAGTTGATGCTGGTGTTCATGTTTTCAAAAATGTCTCGGAATGCCCAGCTGAGTGCCAAACAAACTCTTGTGCGTTCACCTCGGCTGAGACTGTCAAAGTCAAAGTCTACGCCCATATGCATGATCTCAACTCCCAAGTCGTTGCTGAATTTAACTTGGTGTGGCAACATCAATCCAGCTAGATATTCACCCAGTCTGTGATTCAAGTAGCTGAGGTTTTGATCAATAATACGCTTTCGGATGAAGCTGTCTTTGTTTGTTAGCAGCTTCAAGAGAAACTCTTGATGGTCTTTGAGTTGGCTGAGTTCATTTAGTGAATCATAAGTGACTTCTTGCAGTGTGTCATTTAAATTACCCACTTGGGCTTGATAAGGATTGGTTTCAAGCTTAAGTTTGTCCAGTTCACCACTAAGAAGTGTGAGACTGTTTCGATGCTCATATGCCTCATCAATGCTTTTGTAAAATGTTTGGTTTAGCGATACAGCACTAGACAGACCCATGAGCTCATCCAGTTCTTGTGTCAAACTCAGGCATTCCTGTTCCAGTGTTTGAATGCTGCTGTCCAGTTTGGTAATTTTGTGCTCAAGGTCGTCCAGCAGATGTGTTTGTTTCTCGTCATGAATCTTTTGACCACACATTGCGCAGTTGTGGTCTTGAATTTGACTATACTGAGTTAACCAGTTGTTTTGTTGCGCCTTCAGCTGTGTTCCATGCTGTGTTTTTGTTTGGCTTTGGCTGCGCACATTCTTCAATGCTGTTTGAAGTTCACGATACACAAGATTGTCTTTGTGACTTTGAATTTCCTGCTCAACATCAAGATGACTCAAAGCATCTAGTGCATTTTCCAAGTCTTGAATTTTGTTCTGATGTTGAGTATCCCACTGTTGGGTTTTTTGATTCAAACTTTCAATAGTGCTCAAAATACGTGTATTGCTGTTTTTGATAGTATGTATTTTGAACTCTTCTTGTTCAATAGTTTGTTTGGTTGTTTGAATAAGCTTTTTGAGGTTTTCTGCCTTCTGAGACAGTAATGTAATTCCCAACAGCTCTTCAATTATTTCTCGCTGTTTTCCAGCACCCATGCTCAAAAATGGCTCAGTATAGGTGTTCAAAGCCACAATGTGTTTGAACATGGTGTGGCTGATGCCCAATACCTTCTCAATCTCTTTCTGAGTATCTTTGTTTTCGCCTTGAGCTTCGTCTGCACTTTTGTTTTCATTTACTGATTCATCATTTACAACATAGCGGAAAAAACTAGGGGCACGGCCACGTTCAATTTTGTAGCTGTTGCCGTGGGCTTCAAACTCAATACTCACCACCATGTTCTTTTTGTTGATGCTGTTGATGAGATTGTTTTTCTTGATGTTAGTAAGAGCTTGACCATACAGGGCATAACAAATGGCTGAAATCAGCGTCGATTTGCCAACACCATTCCGGTTGCCGTTGCCGCCCAAGTCTAGATTCTCGCCCAATACAAGAGTCAAGCCAGGTTGTGTGAGAGTAACTGATTGTGTAACAGCACCCACACTCATGAAGTTTTTGATTGTGACGTTTTTGAGGATGATCAAGTTCAAATACTCTGATAGATTTCAATCAAGCGTTGTTTGTTCATTGTAGTGCTTTCAATACTATTCAAATGTGACACCACAATTGAGTCAACGCTTTCAAAATTGATTTCACTATCATCAAGAACAGTGTCATCTCCATCACTTCTGCCATGAATAAAACTCACATCCAAGGCAGCTAGCTGAGTTTCAAATAACTCTCTAATGAAGGCAAGGTCTTCATAAGTTAAGTCAGCATCTACTGTTATCCGTGCGAAAGTTTTGTTGTCTATCAAGCCGGTAGGATCCTGAAGTGCCTCTGTAAGGTTATACGTGCGATACTTGGGTGCACTAAGCCATTTTTCAAATATGGGATCAGTTCCAGGAGTCCAGATCATCAACCCTCTATCATCGTCTCCCGCATCTGCAAAGTTGTGAGGAAAGGCATTGCCAATATAACAAATGTTGCCCTTTCGCTGCCTTTTGTGAAAATGCCCACTGAACACCAATTTTTGATTTTGAAAGTGTTCACTGTTCAAGCCGCCATGATCGGGCATTTCCACCATGGCATTCATCCGGAACTTGGCAATTTCAGCATGACAAAACAAATAAGGCTGTTTGATTTTTTGAATCAACTTATACTCATCACCCACCAACCAAGGAACAAAACAATAGTCTTTGACTGTGGTGATTTTGTCAATTAGGTGAATATTTGAAAAATCCTGTGCATAGGGAATACTGTGCAGCTCTAGAGTATCTCGAAAATAGAGATCATGGTTGCCCAAGAGCATTATCACATTGTCAAAATTGTTGTTTAGCAGTTTCATGCCATTGTGGCTGTAATTGAGTGTGCTGATGTTCACACTGTTGCGGTTGTGACTCCAGTCGCCCAAAAACAAGAGTGTTTTGATTTTCAGCTCTTGTGCTCGTTTGACCACAAACTCCAAAAACTCAGTACACCAAGTGTTGTGCTGTTTGGAGTTGTTCCGCATGCCAAAATGCACATCAGTTATGGCAATTACTTTTGAAAAATCAACATTGTCTAGATTGATAGTCATGACTCAAAAGTCTCCTTGAGTCAGAGTATAGCTGATAAAAACTGTTAGTTCAACAGGTGGGCAGGACCTAGATTTGTGATATTCATTATGATATATAAATAATATGCAATAGGGTTGGAGAAAAATTGTGAATTTGGCAGAATTGAAAGAACTTTGGTTGAACAAGGAGATTACACCAAATAGGTTGACAAAGTTGTTGCCTATACACAAAGAAGAGCTAGACAAATTATTTCCTTGTGAAGGCCCAATTGCAGCTAAATTTTATGCATACGTTCATAACACTAATGCAGAAAACAGTTGGTGTGAACAGAGTGGTAAGTTCAGGACTTTCAATAATATGGTTCTAGGGTTCAGAAAATTCTGTGGTAATCAATCTCAATGCTCCTGTAATCGTGAATATCAGGAAAGCGTTCGACACAGCCGCACTAGAGATGAAATAAATCATATTCACGAAAAACGTAAAAATACCAACCTTCAAAAGTATGGTTTTGAGTATGCAAGTCAACATGACAAGGTCAAAGCCAAAGCTGAGACCACATGTTTTGAAAAGTATGGCGCAAAAGCTCCAACCTTAAATCCTGTTGTTTTAGACAAAGCACAAAAAACGATCCAGGAAAATTGGGGAGTAAACTTTCCTCAGCAACATCCTGATATAAGAACCAAAACTATAGAGGTGTTTCAAAACACTTATGGAGCACCTGTTCCTGCTCAAAACCTGGAGGTGTTAGTTAAAACCAAAAAAACCAACCTCTCAAAATATGGTGTTGTGGCCCCGTTTTTGACAACAGAGCATAGGGAGACCAATAGGAAAACTTTTCGGCAAAAATCTTGGGATTCCTATATTACAAATAGGACTGATTACACTCCGTTATTCACTCAAGAAGAATTTTTGGACTCACATCGTTATTCTGAACATTCGTTTGTTTGCCAAAAATGCCATAACCAATTCAGTGTTGCCTTGAAAAGAGAATCTGATTTGCGTTGTTTTGCTTGTTATCCAAGAAAAGAAAGTTGGGGAGAAACAAAGATCAAACAATGGTTGTGGGATAATAACATATCTTTTGAGCAATGGAATAGGCAAGTTATCAAGCCATTGGAGATTGACTTTTATCTTCCAGATTTAAATGTGGGTATTGAGTTTAATGGCATCTTTTATCATTCAGATTGCCAAATAGGAGACAAAAAATATCATCAAAATAAATGGAAACAAGCTCTTGAAAAAGGTGTAAGGCTTGTTCAAATTTGGGAACATGAGATGGTGCAAAAACCCAATATTATATTTGACAGATTGTCACACGTAGTGGGTTTGAAAAAAACAATTGTTGGTGCACGTAAATGCAACATTACAGTTGTGGATTTTGGAACAGCTAAAACATTTATTCAGAACTCACACTTGCAGGGCAACATACCAACCAAACATATTTGGGGTTTGGAACACAACGGGTCGCTTGTTGCACTTGCTAGCTTTGTCAAAACTAGGTATAGCAAAGGGAGTGATTATGAGCTGGCCCGTTATTGTATTTTGCCTGGGTATCATGTGCCAGGAGGGCTTAGCAAGCTTTTGAATCATGCACATCAGGAGTTGGGATTCAAAAGCTTGGTGTCCTACAGTAACTTGAACTGGGGACTGGGAAATGGTTACGAAAAAACAGGCTTTGAGTTAAGTCATATCAGTCCACCCAATTATTGGTATTGGAAAAATATAAATGACGTTCAGAGCCGACTTAAATTTCAAAAACACAAAATACAAGGCTTAGCTGCGGGCAATACAGAGCAAGAAATTGCCAAAAATTTGGGCTACAATCGTTTTTATGATGCAGGCAACGCAGTGTGGATCAAAAAATACTAGATGGGGCCAGTTGGGCTCATTTGGGGCACAACAAGTGGGACTGCTGCTTCTGCATTGTCAAATCCCAGTTGTTGTGCCAACTGATCCTCGGTCTGTCGGGTGTGACTGGGTGTTGCACCATGCATGATCAAAAGATCATCTCTTATGTGTTGACTTCTCTTTTCCAGTTGTAATATCTTGAGAAAACTTGTACTACTTACGGTAGTATAATAAGCAAAGGGGTTTGAGCTTTTAGCTTCATCAAATTGAAGTCCCACTTGTGCCAATTGCACCAGTGCTTGCGCTTTCATTTCGTCAAGATAAGTGTAACCTCTCCAGTTGCCTCTATGCCCATAGCGATCAACCAATTTGATCCACATAGCAGCCAGTCTATCAGTAATCCTACCGCCAGTTAAGGTGAATTCACCCTTTTTGTGATGACTCTTGCCCACACATTTCCATTCATTGTTTTGGAAAATCCAATGTTGAAAAGGAGGGAAATTGCATCTGATGTGTTTTTCTGCCTGATTTTTGGCTTTGTCAGCTTTGGCAGGGTTTAACGGAATGTGCACAAAAGTCATAAGCCTCACAACAATTTCATCCAAAGGCACATTATCCAATGTTAATGAAGATTCAAAAGTCTTGCTGCCGCTGGCTTTCTTTTCTTCAGCCATTTTGTTAGCTAGCTTTTTGTGTCGAGCAGCGTCCAAAACTTCTGGAGTTGCTGCTGCAAGATCATATACAATGACATCAAAATCAGTGTATTTTTTGTCAACAAATTCACAAAAAGTAAGCTTACTTTCATGGATTGCAGACAATAAATCTTTGTTTGTTAGATATTTGATCTTGGGAACCAATGCCATTATAGTCCTTTGTGTTTGAAACCCTAAATTTTGTAATTGGTTACAGAAGAAGTCAAAATGGACGCCTTGATCTGTTAAATAATTCAATAGATTGCCAAAAGATTATGTTGGGGCGTAACAATGAAGCTGTTTGACTTATTACCAGTAGTAAATCTCTCTTTGACTGAGGCCAAAGCCCGTATCGAGCATCCAGAAGACATGATCTTCGATGAGGGGTTAGATGGTGCCAAAAGAGCTTTTCATATACTGAGCACAACTGCTCATCAACCCGAGTATGTTAGTATAAAAATGGATGGAACACCAGCCTTGATTTCTGGATGGAAAGACTATAAATTTGTGTTAACAGACAAAGCTGGATTCAGCAGTAAAAAATACAATGGTTTAACCACAAGCCCTGAGGATATTGTCAATATGCTCATGAGCAGGAAAATGAAAGACACCAGCCCCAGTGCAAAGAGTGCTCGACTGGCATATGCCAACAAAATAGCCAGTCTCTACCCATTGTTGAAAAAAGTTACCCCAAAAGGATTTATCGGTTACGTTCAAGCGGATTTGTTGTGGACTGGTGTACCTCCCATTGTAGATGGGGCATATGAATTTACACCCAACAAAATAACTTATCGTGTGCCTGTCAACAGTCAATATGGTGAAATGATTGCCAACAGCAGTGCTGGCGTGGTCATGCACAGTGTTTATCAAAGCCCTGAAGATCAGGAACCAGAAGCCTTGCGAAACATTAGTCAATATGGCTTTCGCACTGATCAAGGACTGGCTATCCTACCTCATGAAGCCACCATGCTCAAAAGTTTGAACCTGGATAAAAACTTAGTTGACAAATTATCCCACTTGTTTAGAGTGCATGCTGTAAGTGTGAAATCATTTTTGGACAGAGGACAACTAGCCAGTCATGAAATCTTGAGCCTTCCTGGCTTGATGAAAAGCTTTTTGGCCAAAAAGGCAGAACGTGGTAGTTCCACATTTAGCCATGTGAGTAGAGAGTTTTTGGAGTGGCTTACAGGGCTCAACAGTACTGCTAGCCCTGCAATGCAGGCCAAGTGTTTGAAATGGATTCAAAGCCACATCCATGGTTACAATAGCGTGTGGCGGATAGTAAGTTTGTTAACAAGTTTGAAGCTGGATCTCAAGAAACAAATGGACCGTCAAACAGATGGGACAGTGGGTGCTAGTTTGGGTGGAGATCCAGGACATGAGGGATTTGTGGCTGTAACTCCCACTGGAATAGTGAAGTTTGTAAATCGTGCCCAATTTATGAGAAAAGGCGAGCCTGATTCATTGATGGAACAAGAACACAACCGGGTAGTTTGGACCTTTGGGAGGATGAATCCTCCCACTCGTGGTCATCAGCACTTGGTTAACACAATGGCCAAACACGCTGGCAAGGGTGACTATTGGATCTTTTTGAGTCACAGTCAAGACGGAAAAAAGAATCCATTGCCTTGGGCGGAAAAGCTGGAGTTTTTCCAAGAGATTATGTCTCAACACCAAGATCATGTGGTGCAGGATGAGAGCATCAAAACTCCGCTGCAAGCCGCAGAATGGCTCTACAACAAAGGCTATAGACATTTTGTATTTGTTGCCGGCGAAGATCGTGTGCAGGGCATGAAAGACCTTTTTGACTCTTGGAACAGTCCAGAAATACGTGAAAAACATCAACGTCAACCAGTGACGATTGAAATTGTATCAGCTGGAGAACGGCATCCAGATGGCATTGGCGTTAGTGGAATAAGCGGCACCAAGGCACGTGAGGCTGTTTTGAACAAAGACAAAAAGGCTTTCCACCAAGCTGTGGGTTTGGATGATGAACTTTCCAATAGGCTGTTCCAATCAGTTCGACGCTATCTCAAGCACCCTAGGAACACAGTAATGGAAGCTCATGAGCACGCTGCTGGCACCATAGTTGTTTTGAGCATGAGTCCCAAAAATGCTCGAGAGCTCAAAGAATGGTGTGAAAGTCAAGGTGTTCCCTGTATGAATACTGATGATCTTCACATGACTGTTTTGTATAGCCAAAAACCAGTGCCTCACCTCATGAGCATGCATGGTAACACTGTGGTTGTGCCAGCACAAATAAAAGGTTGGACCAAAATGGGCGACAAAGCCCTGTGCCTAGACCTAGATTGTGACCTGGCACACAAATTTCATCATCATTTGAAGAGCAAGGGCGGAACTCACGATTTCCCCAACTTCATTCCACACAGCAGCGTAAATTACAATTGGTTGGAGAGAACAGACCTACCAAAAGTTTTGCCCAACTTTCCTCTGCTGTTTGATCAGATTCATGTCAAGCCAATTGATCCCCGATACGGAAACAAAAGCTAAACAGCTACACCTGTCAACTGCTCAATCCTTGCAGCTTCTTCTTCTGATTTGCGTTGCTCACTGGGAGATTTCTGCTTAAACTTCCCAGTTTTCACATCCATTGTGGGTTTGCCAGTGGGCCCTAATTTATCCAAGCTCCTTAGAGTTTGAATCAACTCAGTCAACCCTTGATGAATAGCCCTATTGCCTTTGATGGCTCGTTGAATAGTTTCAACACTTTGGAAGCTGTCGTGAGTGAATCTGGGCCCCAATAGCTTTTGTGCAATCACATCAGGATCAGTGGAGATAACAGATTCATCTTCCCGATTCAACAGTCCACGTTGCCAACTGTATTTCATTCCCAATGCTTTGGCAATACTGCTCATGAGTTGATTTCTTTCTGCACCAGTGTAGTTGCTGGCGTCTCCTGGACTCTGCATGCTGAATTTCATCCATTGAGGATCATCATGGAAGAAAAAGTCAGTTTGCACGAAGCCATTCTTGGGATCACCTGCAATTGGTGTCAACAGATGAACTTCTCCAGCAGGCTTCACATACTCTTTGGGGTTCAAACCTTGGCTCAACACCCAGTTTTGGAGACTTTGGGCAAATTGGGCTTTTGACATTTTCTTGCTGTCGACTACAATGTCGATATCCCCACTGCTGGCTTTTTTGCCAACACTGCCCAAGGTCATGCCATGCATAGGCAGCCCTGTGATTTTTTCCAGCCAATCCAACGTGGGACTGATCAAAGCCAGTGGGATACGAGTGGTGCGTGGATAGCCATCTGAGGTTTTGAATACGTTGCCGCCTTCAAAAACTAATTGTGGGGAGAGTTCAAACTGTTTCATGATCTAGTATTTAGATTCCAGCTGGTTTCCAGCACATAAATATTTGGCTAATATTTTTGAGGAAAGAATTGCATGCCTAGATTTGGTGGTTTTGGTGTTAACACTGGTTCTTTGGTTGGTGGACTTGTAAACAACGTTGTGGGGTCGGCTGCCTCTGCTATTTTTCCACGCGGGGTGTTTGGCGGTTTTGGAATTGGAGATGGTGTGAATTTGTTGGGAACACTCAACAATCAAGATCCCACTAACCGACGTGTAAGCCTGCGGCCCAGACCAGCTGCTGCTAATCGCGTGTTGGGCAAGGGATTATTGGATCCTTTGCGAGAAACAAACAATGGCATGGTTTGGCCCTACACACCTACAATCAACTATCAACAAGACATTGATTATCAAACCATTAGCACTGTACATACAAACCAAGACTTTCATATATTTGCACGTACTCCTGCAACTTCATTCAGTGTGGATGGTCAATTCACTGTTCAAAATCAAAAAGAAGGACGCTATGCCTTGGCATGCATACACTTTTTGAGAACCATGAGCAAGATGCATTTTGGTGAAAATGACAAAGATGCAGGCACACCTCCTCCTATTCTCTTGTTCAATGCCTACGGTCCCTTTGTGTTCAACAACTTGCCAGTCATAGTCAAGAGCTATAGTATTGGATTTCCAGATGATGTAGACTATGTTCAAGTGGCTAGTGGGCTGCCTGCTACTAATCAACCTACAGTGCGACCCACACCAATAATTAGGTCGCCACAACAGCTTGAAGATGCTGGCGAACCTGGCCTAGCGTTGCAAGGTTTGCCTGGTGTTACCCAGCCTGCAAACCGGAATTGGGACGATCCATTGAACAATCCTCCTGGAGCCAGTGTTCAACAACAAACACCGTCAGCTACAAAAGGTGTTTGGTTACCCAGCTTGTTTAAAATTTCAGTAACATTGATTGTGCAACACACTCCTACCACATTGCGGAAGAGATTCGAGTTGCCCAAATACATCAATGGTGACCCAAGTCAAAGTGATTTCATCTAATGACAACAGTAACTTATCTACGCAGTAGTCCTTACTATCGTACTCCACAAAACACTACATATCTGGATTTTTGGCGACCTCCATTGCTCACAAGAACAACTGACGATCTAATTGTTACTTTGGCACAACGGCATCTACATCGGCCTGACTTATTGAGTTTTGAACTATATCAGAATCCCCGGGCATGGTGGGCGTTTGCTATCCTAAATCCTGATCAAATTGTGGATCCAATTTATGATTTCGTTCCTGGGATAACAATTTATGCACCTAACCAGCTTAGTATAGAAAGTAGTTTGTAATGGCTACCCCACTTGTGACTAATCATTATCTTCGACGCATTTTAAGTGAGCTCGCTCTTAAAGGCCTAAATTTCAGCCCAGAAGATAATATGCTAAATTCTCATGACAGATACACATATCATTTACAATTAGTTTTGGTAAATGATAGAGAAGCTGATGAAGATGATATTGATGAAAAATTGTACCTAAATGAGGTTAGATATGTTGTTGTGGCTGAAAGTGGAGTTACGGCTGGGTTCAATATAATAGAATGTGAAATAAAAGATGCTGTAAGCCATAATTTTCGTACTAAAAATGCAACCTCAGTAGAAGTAGACATGGTGATTGCAGAACCGTATAATATGAGCTTACCTGACAAAATTTTTGAAAGCAGCAAGCAACTAGGTAACCTTAATTGGCGATTAGCTCCTATATTTTTGATGTTATGGTTCAACTATTACGATGCTGACGGAAATATAGTTGCCAATGCCCAAAGAAAGTTTTTTAAAGTCTACAAACTTAATATAGTTGATTTGTCGAATACACTTACGGCTGCAGGAACCATTTATAGAATGAAAGCCGCTGTTAATAATAATATGGCATTCAAAAACTCATTCTATCTTTTACCACAAACTTATACTATTGAACTAGGAAGTGGAAGGATAGGCATTTCTGATCCAGGAGGGGTACTGCCTGGGCAAAATATTATAGACTTTGATAAAACAGTTGGTGAATTTTTTGGAAAATTGGAAGATGAACTAAATCAGTTTTATATTGATTTAAGAAGTAGTCAACGGCCACAAGATCAACAAACACAGGTTGTAATTTATCAATTTTTCATTGAGGAGGCATTGAGAAATCAAAAAATCCAGTTTAGCCCACAAATCAACAACCGGCGTGCTAGTTTTAGGCAAGTAGGAGACAAAGTTCAATTTATTGCTGGTAAAGGCATAAGCATTGGTGCGTTAGTAGATGACGTCTGTGCATCAATTCAAGACATTACATTTTTTATACCAGATGATAGGTCAGGTATCATAAAAGTTCCTTGGATTGAGTGTGTAGTAAAAAACATTGGGTGGGACTACATAAGAAATGATTATATAAGGCAATTCCAATTTTATATTGGAGTTAAACAGACCCGCAGAGCTATAGCTAGCCAAGAATTTGGCCGAGCTTTCCAACTTGTAAACGAATTTCACGATGCTAGATTAGCAAGTATTAATACTGGGACTGTTAAGCTACTGAAAAAGGCTTATTTGTATTTTTACACAGGAAACAACACAGAGATTATAAATCTTGATGTTCAATTCAATGCACTGCATTGGATACCTTTGCCTATGACAAATGAAACAGTTTTGCCAAGTGCATTTAGTGCACTGCGTACTTCTCTAGGCGACTTACAAAGCGCCTTAGCTCGTAGACAGACTGCGCTTCAAGAATACGATCAAACTCAACAAGAGTTACTTAGATTGCGGAGGCTTAGGGCTGGCGCACAGGCGTCTGATGCTGTTGTATTAGACACTCAAATTGCTGCTGGTGAGCGTCGTTTACGAGAAATAGAACAAGAAGATGAGGCAGCGCGCCGTGCCTTAGCTCAAGGGTCGTTAGTAGTATTTGACCCAAATGTGGCTCAGACATTAGAAGACGCATATGGACGTTTTGGTCAAGATCAATCTCCAGTAACCGGCTTACGGGAGCAGCTCCAAAGAGAGCGGGATGCTGCACGAACAAGGCGAAGACGTGTTGAATTTAGTGAGGACGAATTTAGTAGTAATAATAGGACATTGCCTGCTCAGCTTACCTACATCCAAGATACTAGAGATATTATAAATCAACTAAGGCCTCAGACTGCTACTGATACGGATGTTCGTAAAGTTTATGCCAGTGTAACACAACAAATTTATGCTCGCATGCAAGATATGGTGAATATCACAATGGAGATACGTGGTGATCCTTACTGGTTAGGGGCTTCAAATATAGAAAGAGATAGACAGTTGAGAAGTTATATACAACAGACATATTTTGGTCAACAGTCAGGAGTTCCAGTCTATATAGATGAATACGCCGTTTACCAACCTTACGATGCATTTTTTATGTTGGCTTTCCGGGCAGGAACTATTCCTGACGAAAACACAGGGTTTATGGACTTGCGTGATGATGTTGATTTTTTCAATGCTCTCTATATGATGGTGCAAGTAACACACATATTCAGAGACGGGAAATTTACCCAACGATGTGAAGCAACCCGTGACCTTTTGAGTAATTTGGGCGACTCGCGAACAGAGTTTGGTACTGTACCGGCAGTTTTGAGAACAGGTATAAATCAATAATTTGAGAAGCTATAAATGGCAACATTAAAACAAACAGTAAATTTACCTGGAGCTTATGAGCTAGAGCCTGGGGGGCTACGTGCCACCTGGGACAAAATTTATCTTGGCCTAATACGAGACGTAAATGATGCTCGCAACATGGGACGTATCCGAGTTTGGATCCCTGAACTTGGTGGAGCAATCAATAATGAAGCAACGTGGATCATTTGTGATTACGCCAGTCCATTTGCTGGGGCATCAAACGTAGCTGATGTAAACCTAAATCCCACAAGCTCACAAACAGACTATGGTATGACATTCATACCACCTGACCTCAATAACCAAGTGCTGGTTTGTTTCATAAATGGCGATCCTAGCCGAGGGGTTTGGTTTGGATGTTTGTTCCAAGTTGACCGCAATCATATGACTCCCAGCACTCCTGCCAGCACTCCTGCCAGCAATCCACAAGAGCAGAACCCAAATATATTCACTGGTGAATCACCAACGTTTTTATCAGGTTACGATGCAGCTCGAGAATCTGGAGGAGTTAACCTCCCTATTGAACAAGGTGGACCAGCACCGAGAGGTATGCAACAGGGTATTCGCACTATGGGTATCCGAACCCCATATGGGCACACCTTCGTTATGGACGACACCCCAGAAGACGCTTTCATCCGCCTGCAAACTCGTGGCCTAGCTCAAATTGTTATTCATGATACAAAAGATAGAATCATAATCAACACTGGTCCAAACAGAGCCAGGATAGAGATGGACAAAGAAGGCAACATTGACATTTTTGGACAAAAGAGTGTAAGTGTCAGTGCCGGACAAGACATCAATTTACATGCTGACAGAGATGTGAATATTGAAGCTGGTGGCAGCATCAAAATGAGAAGCCTAGATGAAACACGCATGTTCAGCAAAAAGCCCTTCAACATCAGCAGTGGTGGAGATGTTTTGTTGTTCAGTCAAGGAAATATGCATCTTGTCAGTAATTCAAATATCTACAACACTGCTGTAGGCAGCCTACAATACAGAAGCAATTATGGCATATTTCTCACCACTCAAGAAAGCAACATTGACATCAAAAACTTGACTGGTAATATTCGCTTGTTTGCAGGAGGCAATGTTGATGCCAGCAGCACAGGTGACGTAAGGTTAAGAAGCACAAATGGTAACTTAAATTTAGTTGCCAGTGCTGATGTAAAAGTTCAAAGCACAGGTACCTTGAATTTAGTAGGTGGTGCTGATGTCAAAGTTCAAGGCAATGGATCTGTAAACTTGCGTTCTGGTGCAGGAAGTGTGAACACTGGTCCAAAAACAGTCTTGAATGTTGCTAATTTACCAGATGCAGCCAAGCCCACCAATCCAGATAATCCCATAACTGCTGTACCAGGAGTAGTTGCATTATCGCCTGACATTCGAACGGAAGAAAGAGTGCAGTTGCAGAATGTAGTGAGTCCTGCAAGAAGCATTCAGATTGTTCAAACCATTGTCAGCAGACTGCCAGGAGCTGATCCTTGGAGACAAAGAAGTGTTTCAGGCCCAGGTTATTCCAACACAGGCCTAGTGCAGAGGAAAATCACTCCACCTGAAAGCACTTACAAAGTGGGGCAAGTGAGTCCAGCACAAGACAAACCACTCCAAGTATATGGAATAGTGAATGGTCAAACTGGCTTGCACATTGGGCAAAGTTGGGACGAAGGTGGGACTCCACAATATGAATTCAAACCGTTGGGTCCCAGAGTATTGCTCCCCTCCACAGAGTGGACAGTTAACAACCGTGGTATTCAAATCATAATTGATCATGAAGGTTTGGGTGGCAATTTGATTGGCAAGCCCTTTGACGATGCATGCAAAAGCGGGCAAAAGCTGTTGGGTTATGGTCATTTGTTATCAAGTGAAGAACTTCAAAACAACACAGTTACCTTGAATGCAACAGACGATTCTGGCACTCAGATCAGCACGCAATTGAATGTTGGAGAGGGTATAAGCGAAACCAATATGAAGGTGTTGTTGAAAACAGACATCAAAAAAATTGAAGGCAAGATTCACAGCAGCATTGGTAGCAACCTATTAACACAAGATCAGTTCAATAGTTTAGCAGACTTCATCTACAACATTGGCTCTGACAACTTTGACAAGAGCGGCATCACTGGCATGATCAGCAGCGGAGACTACAACAAAGTTCCAAATGAAATGAGTCGATGGATTTTGGCTTGTAACAACGAAGAAAAGTTTGAACTCAAAACTCGCCGTCTCAACAACGCATTTTTGTTCAGTGGCCAAGCTAGACCTGATGCAGACTTCAGTGCAGCAGCAAGTGGGGCTGGCAAAGGATTTGATTCCAATCAAGCCAAAAAAGCTTGGTGTTACTTGAAGGGCAAAGGTTATCAACCCGAACACATTGCTGGCTTGCTGGGCAATTTCACTATTGAAAGTGCCTTGAATCCCCGAGTGGACAGCAACCCCACCTTCAAAGGCTTGGCTCAATGGAATTCCGATCGTTTCAAAAATATGCCACGGGCTATTGGTGTAAGTTGGCCACAATTGAGTCAACTATCAAACGACACTGCCTTGTATAAAAGCCTAGACTTTGTGGATTGGGAATTCAAGAACACACATCGCAGTGCCTACTCCAAGATGTTGGCAACCAACAGTCCTGAGTCAGCAGCTAGAGCAGTAAATGAATACTACGAGATCAGTTCATCAGGGCTGTTGGGACGGCAGGGAACAATTACCCCAGAAGCTCAAAACAGATTCAATACAGCAAAGACCATTTTTGATCAACTGAATGGAACTCAGTGCGGCTAAGTTTGTTGCACTGAGATTCCAGGAGGAATAAGGCCAGCCACTGCACTTCCCAGTCCCAAAATGGGACTTAACACCAGCCCAATAAATGTGCAGAAGGTGAAGGGAATGTACTTGAAGATTTCTTTGAGTATGGGAACAAACTTCAAGATAGCTTTGAAGAACCCCACGACAAGCTTCATCCACAGTTCCAATATCAGAGTAGGAATTTGTTCAAACAAGTCTTTCACAGCCTGCATTATGCTGTTGAAGCGGGTTTCCTTGCTCTCAAGATTGAGATCTTTGGGTGGGTCAGATATTTTGAGAAGCTGTTTGACTTTTGTGGGAAAAGGCCAAGCTATGAATTTCAACAAGGGACTAAATGCCTTGTCCAAAAAGTTTTTTATATCAAACTCAAGAAAGTAATCAATCATGCGCTGCATTTTTTCATTAGCACTGATGGCCAAGTCTTTGATGGGTTGCCACACACTATTGAAAAGCTCTTCAAAATTTAGGGCCACCAAATTGGGAAGGTCTGGTAAGCGCAGGGCTTGCCAAATTTTTTTGATCGGTTCAGTCAAAGCTCTTAGTGCTCGGAAACCTCTGTTGATTAGGCTCAATAAACCTTTGTGGAACTCACTCCATACTCTACTGATTAGGCTTTGTTGGCGCATTTCATCGTTCTTCAAACCCAATGTTCCATCAAATGTGATATTCCAAGGTAGGCCCAAGGCTTTTGCTATTTGATCTTGGCGAGCGCCAATTGCAGCTCTTATTTTAGCTCTACCCTCTGCACTAAGAAGATCACGCACTGTACAGTTGGGCAGGAACGGCAACGGTATATTCAAAAAGCTCAAGTTGGGAATAATCCTGCCCAAAATGTCCAATAACTTGAGTTCCAAATAGAGTTTGAACTCATTAAACAGTGCTCGCAGTCGTACACCCATTTCTTGTTCTGGGACTTTGAGGTTAGGGCCGTACACAGGATTGTCCACGCTGCCTAGTGTGGTCCCAAAGGTTTTGTCAAATAATTTCAGTAAACTGTCTATTGCATCCGAAATTTGTTTGGCTGTGGCAGTAACAGTGCATTGAGCTATCTGACCCAATTGCCCTGGTATGCTGCCTAGCCCTCGGCCAAACTCATCAAGATTGTTGAAATTGGGTAATACACCATCAGTGCATTCAAACTTTGGAAATGTAACTGTGAGGCTCACGCCCTGGCAAGGATCTATTGGTTGATTCATAACACTTATTTAAATTGACAATCACTCTTGGAAAAAATTAAAAGGAGGTATGAATTTCAATACATGGCTAGTTACAATCTGCCGCGGAAAGCTAGGTGCCTTTAGGGCGTAGTAGTTCACATGTCACTGGTTGGTATGCCACCGGCCTGTATGTAGAGGCATAACATATCTTAAAAATCACAAATTTTCCTGATTGAGTTCAAGTAAAAATACTTGCATAACCAAGACTGAACATAGCTGTGTTCCTTGCATGACAAGAACTCACCTGGCGTCCTGGGTCCCCAATCTCGTTGTTTAAAACTGTCGGGCAATCTTTTATACATCTCAGTTGTGTTGACTGCATCCGGCCAACTGATCCATTTTTCTTGAAAATAGCTTATGCCAAGATATTGTCCTGAAGGGGCCCAAGTGCTGGGGGCCCAGAAATACTCAGCCTCTTGTGTAATATAGCAGGCTAGATTGTTGCCAATCAATCGCAATATGAAATCATCGTCTTCAAAGCCTCCAGGAAACTTCTCGTCCAAGCCACCTATTTGCCTAAACAATTCCTTTTTGATACCAAAAAAACGGAAATCATACAACGCCACAAAGGCAAACCCTTCATCCAGCTTTTGTAAAATCAATTGAATATTTTCGTCAGAGGGGGCAACGCGATTACAAAGTATGATAGTTGTTTCTGTAGGACTCTGGTGAACACAATCGTTCACCAGCAGGGAAAAACTGGGATAATTGCTGCCATTGAACCAATTCACTGTATTGTTTTGTAATTTGCTGTTGGCAAATTGTAAATCGTCAAAATTTTGTGAAATAAGCCAAATGGAATAATCAAGTGTCATACTTAAAGCGTATCAGAAACCCCAAAGGTTGTCAATATGCTACCTTCCCCACAAGAGGGCAAACAAGCTGGCATCCTCTTGGCTCCGAAAGCTCACCCAAATTTTTTCATAATGTTGGTGAGATGACAGAGAACGATAGCTCCATCGGCTACTTGCTTTGAAAAAGTCCGGTTGGCCCAAGGTATCTATCAACCACAGCAGCATGTTTTCGTGCTCAGCAAGAGACATGCCTTCCAGCACTACCATATGTGGCCATTGAGGCAAGACTGTGGTCTCATACATGCGCTAGGTCCACGTCAACCTGAACAGCAGAGCATCTTCTTCACGCTCAAACACCAGTTGATATCGTTTGGGGTTGAC